CGGTGTAGTGCCTCTCCAAGGTAATGGTCTGCTCGATCACAACGGCCTTATCGTTGGTGCGAGCCTCGGTTCTGGCTGCAACACAGAGGCCGTGCCAGGTGCCCTCTTCCCCTACCACTTCCACCAGGTCGAGCGGCATCACCCTTCCCACCTCGCCTGGCCGCAGCGGCCCGGCGAATAGTGGAATGACCAGGTCGACCAAGGCCTGCTCACCACGGTCGGACAGGATGTTGCGACCGCGCTCAGTGCCGGCGGCGGACGTGTTAATGAGCGGGCTACTGACCTGGGGCGCGAACAGCTGCCCTGCCTCACCAGCGCGGCGCACCTTGCAGGTGACGCCTTTCCCAGCCAGTTCTCCGGTGACCACCACCGCGTCGTACAGAGGCGCGCTGCGCATCTGCAGGCTTTCGTTGCTCACCACGTCTTCCAGGATCACGTGGTCCGGGGTTCGCTCCTTCCAGTGCCAGGGACTCTCCGGGTAGCGCGCGCGCACCCTGAGAGCGAGTCCTGCAGGATCCGACTGAACCACCCCGCCGCTCGCCTCGGCAAGCCGGCTGATTGCGTCCAGGGCGGTGGTTCCGTCGTAGAACCATGCGCCGGCGGGCACAGTCCAATCCACCGTGTCGTAGGAAGCGGTGAAGCCGGTGTCGGCCAGCTCCTCGTCGACCAGCTGGGCGACGCTACGGTCTTCCGTATTGACCTTTACCCGACCAGGCGCGTAGGGCGCGGCCAGTAGTGCGGTGCGCGAGCGCCCTGTCAGGTTGATGCCACTGCTGGCCCACTCCCGACGGGTGCTGTAGGACTCCACCAACGCCGTCCACGTGTAGCCGTTGAGGGTGACCTCCACCTGACGCGGCCCTGCATTTGATGGCTTCAGCAGGGGCAGCTGATCAATGTCCGCCAACTCAAAGTCGAAGGTCGAGCCCCACGCGTCCGCACTGGAAGTGATGGTCACCCCCGACATGTCGATGGGTGTTCGGTCCGGCAAGCGGACCACTGAGATTTCGTTGATCACAACGTACGTCCTTTGATGAGGGCGGACCACGTAGCACGCAGCCACGCCCAGATTGAGAGGTGCCAGTCCACGCGCCCGCAGTGGCAGGCAGGACAGGTTCAGACCGACACGGCTTCCCGGCAGTTGTGGCGGCTCTGGCTCCGGCTCCGGCGGTTTCACCGGGGGCCGGACAATCCAAGGCAGGGGCCTGGCGGAACCCCAGGGCAGGTCCCGCTTGCCGGCCCAGCGCCCCGGCAGCTGCCACCGCAGCGCGTACGCCTGGCGCGTCAGCCGCGGCCACGCCCACCGCAGCCCAAGCTCCCTTGCAACGGCCGGCAGCGATCCGTAGGGCAGCTCCCATGCCGCTCCGAGCAACGCCGTTGATCCCCAGCGCAAGGTGAGTCCTGTCCGCTCCCTGCCCTGAGCCACCCAGCCCATAGACCGACCGACGCGCTGCTGCGGCATTGCCTCTTTCCATAGCGTGCGGGAGCTGCCGGCAGCGGTTCCGGCCACCGACCAAGGCATAGCCGTCGCCGCACCGAAGCGCACCTCATGCTGCACCCAGTTGAGGGCAGCACCATTTCGCGCGCTCGATGCCTGCTGCCATCGGGCCGTGCTCAGTCGCCCCATACGCTGCGTTCCCTGCCACGCAAATCGCACGCCGAGGCGCAGCGCCTCAGCGGTCGGCCCCGGCGGATCCACCTGCGACCAGTCCACACCCAGATTCAAGCCAACCTGGAGACCTCCCCCGAGCGAGAGCGGCCCCAGATTAAGCGAAACCCGATTGCCAGCAGCCGCCACCGGCTATTCCTCCACGGCCGGGCGCACCCAGTCCTGGATGGCCGCGTTCTGCTGGCCGCTGTCGTCGTAGCCCACCACGGTGAGGATCAGGTTGGGATCCAGGCGGTTGAGCCGCCACGTGCCGTCTGGCTTGGAGAGCAGGCTGGCGATGCAGTTGGTCGTTCCTCGGTCGAACACCAGGATGCGCCCCTGCGCCGGCTGATTCAGGATGCGGAAACGGCCATCGACGTCATTCTGGTCCTCGCCCGACGGAGCTTGACCAGCCAAGAAGCCCCTGCCGGCGTAGGCCTGGGCTGTCGACACCAACGCGCCGAATAGGGCACCCACGTGCGATGGCACCCACTTTACCGGTGACGTCCTGAAGCCGAATCTGATGCCAATGATGCTCATGGATCACCACTCATTGGCAATGTCGATCAGCACCTGGCCAAGATAGGTCTCGACGTAGCCAGTGGTGTCCGTAATGTAACCCTTGGCAAGTAGCTGCGTTCCAGCGGGAAGCCCATCGATGTCGCTGACCACGGTTAATTCCGGGAAAGGCCGACGGTGAATGGGGGCATAAAGCCCAGGCAAATACCCACGCGGTACATATGAGTTCTCAAAGACGACAACTGGCGAATAGAGCAAGCCATTGTTCAGAGGATATGGATACGGCGGGTACTGATTTGAACTACCAAAAGAGCCGCTCGAGTGGTGTCCGTCAGCAGAGACACCACACCTGATCGCGCCAGGATTCGCCGTCGCGTTCCGCCCGATGAAGCAAGACGTGGTGGAATCAGTTGTACTAGACACCCCCCAACCACTTTGCCCCCTAAGTGCATATCCCATGGTGCTGGACATCTCCGCGTCCGACCCTTTGTAGGACACCACGAAGTTGTGCATATCCCCCGCTTTGAGTGACACAATGTCGCCTGCGTAGTGCGGATGCATGACAGACGAGCCGTACGGCTGGAACTGCCCCGAGGTGTCGATGAACAAGTAGAAGAACCGTTCATTGCCAACTGCTACCCATGCCCGCCCCTCGGCACTTGCAACCGACGACTTATCCCAACGCGAGCCGCTTGGCTTGAGCGCAATCGTGGGCGTTGGGTCGGTACCACTGTCTATGTCGGACATCGTGGCAAACCCGCGCACCAACGCCGACCGCTGAGCCGTATCATCCACTCGCAGGTAGAACCCAGTTCCCGTGATGGAAGCATTGCGGAACACACGCACATTGGAACCGCTGAACGCGCGGGTCCAGCCCATCCCGGGTTTCCGGTTCGCCCCGCTTCCATAGCCGTCCACCAGCAGCGCATCCAACAGCATTGCAAGCGCTCCGGGCTGGCCGGACAGCAGCGGCGCACCCGGATCGGTGCTCTTGTAAACAGTGGGAATCAGGCTCATGCGTTATCTCCAGAAATGTTGCCCACCACCATGAAACGGGTGGAATCGGTGACGCCCTCGGGCGCACCAGGAAGGGTCGTGCGTACCATCCAAACCGGGGCCAGGCCACCGATGGTGTTGAAGCGCACCACGTTATTGGTGGCCCAGCCGGTGCCCCACCCTAGGCGGCGGATGGTGAAATAGGGTCGGTCGGTGCGTGGGTTTAGGGGCGCGCAGTCGGCGCTGATGCTGCCAGTGGTGATGACACCCACGGTCTCGCCGATTACCTCGAACATCGTGGCGTTGGTGAACCGAATCGCCCAGCGCTCGGTGATGGTGTCGCTGTTGGTGACCACCAACGGAAAGTCGGTGTCGTTGTAGGTGCCGGTGGCGGCGCTGCCCACCAGCAGGTCGCTCCAGGCGTTGGTCCATGCAGCCTGGTCGAACAGGTTGACCACTCGGGCCTGCAGGTCCAGTGAGCCGTTTGCCTCACCCAAACGAAGTGCGGTACTGATCAACGCCTCACCGGCCGGGTAATCATGGGTCAAGCCGGTGTTGATCTCGATCTCACCGGTGATCTGAGGCTGGACCACCAGCCGGCGGTCTTCGACGCGGTCTGACACGACGATGGGCAACTGGTAGGCGGAGAGATTCAGCGGGTCGCTAAAGGTCAGCCGGCCCAGCTGTAGGTCATAGGAATACCAGGCGCTATCGACCGGCGTGCCCGCAGAATCCACGACTTCTACCGCCGCGATTCGGGTACGCCCGAACGACACTACCTGGTTGGCCTTCGGGGAGGCGATGGAGTGTTTTGCGGTGTGGTGAATCAGCACCGTCTGGCCCGACTTGAACGCGGGAACCCGGCCGTCTGCGGGAAGTCGCACCGACTCCAAGCCGATCACCACCGCCGACAGCGGAATCGAACGGAACACCACCGCGCCGATGAAGATCGATCCGGGCAACACCAAGGTGGGCTTCCAGACCTGATCTCCTACCACTGCGCCCGGATCCAACCACGGCGCGCCCTGGTTGCCAGCCACCGGCACCAAGGTGCCGAAGGCAACCTGGGCCACACCGGTTTCCCAGTCGATGGTGCCGGCGACCTGGGGGCCGCTGATGATCCCATTGATGTCCGCCGTCGCGGTCAGTTGCTCGCCATCCACCACGACTGCTCGAAGGGTGAAAATCCCAGGTCGCAGCGGCGATCCCGGGGCACGGAAGTAGACAGCAGCCACACCCGGCTCGGCGATACGGGTCAGCAACGACTCGACCCTGACGGTATTGGCACCGCCTGGCACCCATTGGGTGAGGCTCACCACGCCGGCGGCATAGTCGATGGTGCCACCGTAGATGCCCGAGCCGGAGATCGGGTCGATGTTGTAGTACAGGCCACCGTTGCGATCCACGTAGGTCCGGCCCTTGTACGTGAAGCGCACACTGCCCGGAACAATGCTGTCGCTGATGGTCGGCGTGAGCAACAACTGCACCGGAGGCAGCGGCAGCGACTCGCTGGAGGTCGTCTCGGCTGCGCCCGCAATCATCCAGCCCATCGAGATGAGCGTCCCGGCAGAGAACTGTGCGGCCACGTCCTGGCGGACGTAGCCGATGATGCGGAGGTCTTTCCGGCCAGTGACGATCTCATACATCGGCAGCGAGACCTCGTGGACCGTGAACTTGCCGGCCTGCAAGTTGATCGCCCCTGTGTTGTAGTTGATTGCGCCCAGCACAGTGCTGAAGGCCTGCCCCCCGATGCTCACCGCGACCACGTTCCCCTGCCCGTCGTCCCTGGCAGTGACACGCATGGGCTGCGGTGTACTCACCAAACCCGAGGGGTCTTTGCTGACGGTGATCACCCAGTCCAGGCGAAGGCTGCCGGCGCGCACTGGTCCCTCTGGCAGCGAGATAGCAACCAAGCCCGCGCCATCAGGTACTGGCTGGGCCGTGCCGGACAGCGATTGTCCGTACTCGTACTCGCAAGCCAGCTGGCTGTCTGCGTCCGGGAGGGAAACCGGGCGGATCATCACCTCGCCGGTGGCGTAGGAAATGGACCCGCGCACCACGCCGCCAATCAATAGGCCGCCTGCGCCGTTGTCGGTCACAGGAACATCGGCGCTGTTCACCCGCAGTGTGAACCTCGCGGATCCAGGCACAACGCCGCCATTGCCCAGCATGAAGTGCAGCGACGGCGGCTCGATGGCCACGTCCCCGGTGCGGGCCTCTGCCAGCACTGGCGTGCCCCAGCTCGGGATCACGCTGCTGTCCAGGTCGGGCAGCGCGCCGGCAGTCAGCACGACCGCGCCGGTCGCATAATTGACAGAACCGCTACCCTGCCCCGGCTTGCCCACCAACTGACCTTGGCCGTTGTCCTGCAGGCGAATCCACTTACCCAACGCCCGGTAGTCCACTACCACGGTGCCCGGAGCGGGCAATGGGGTGAGCTGGAAGAGCCAGTTGTAGCCCTGGTTGTTCTGGGTGACCTGGATCGCGTCCGAGAACCCCTGCGCAGAGATCGCGCCGGCCGGTCGGGCAGTAACGCTCACGCTGGCAAAGCCCACCGCATTGGCGCTGGTCAGACTGATCGATCCGGCCTGGTAATCGACCGTGCCGGACCACGGTGATGCGCCGACCGAGGCCAAACCACCTGACCCGTCGTCAGACAGATCTACGCTCCCGGCCAGCACCTTGACCGAGCCTGGCACCATCGGCGTGCCCAGAAAACGGGTCACCGGAGCGCCCGCAGGGAAGTTGGTACTGAAGGTCAGCCCCAGGGAACCCGCCGGGCCGGATGGCACGTAGCTGATCGTACCCAGCCCGGCGAGCACATCGCTCACGGGCGTCTCTGCCGTCGAGGTAGGCACGATGGTGACGTACGGGCTGTCCACCTGGACCGACAGGTCACCCGGCTTGGCATCGGTCGTGAGGCGCTTGACGCTGTGGTAGCTGGTCGCCTCCACCACGTTGGTTTCATAAATCCGCGTCGGAGGCTTGATGCTGGTCAGGCGCGTCGCCTCTTGCCCGGGGAAGTCGTACAGCAGCGCGGTGACCGTCTCGACCACGATGACATCACGCTCGAACGCGCCGATGTCGTCGTAGAAGGTTCGTGTGGTGCGTGACAGGATGCTCTTAACCCGCACGTACTGCTCGTTGGGCGTGTAACCCACAGCGGTCACAAAGAGGCACAGGTTGTCGTTGATGTCCGGGCTTGGGGCATCTTTCATGCAGTAGAACTGGAGTGCCTGCTGGCCGATGAAGTGGTTGCTGAGCAGGATGTATCGCGATTCCACTCCTCGGGTGATATAGCTCTCCACTCGGTTGCGCGCATCGCTTCGCACGTCGCTGTAGCTGCCGGTGGCGAACATGCTGACTTGTACCTTCGGATCGGTAGGCGGATCCAACAGCACACCGATGGCGTCTTTGAGCACATCCGTGCCGGGCGTATCCACGTGCACGAACATCTTGCGCAAGGTGGCGCGGCCGGTGGTGCGCTCCTCATCGCCAATGTCGGGGAACAGGTTGTTCATCTGTCCGTCCACGATCTCGGCCTGGACCATACGTCCGCCGCCATCGGGGTTATCGGTCAGGCGCTGTGACTGGCGCATCTTGATGTCTGTCGCGGAAATGGTCATCGGTTACACCGTCATCAGTCGAAGGGTGATGGAGAAGTAGTCGCCGTCCAGCGCAGGCACGGCATATTTGATGGGCGCAGCTTCCAGGGCAGCGCCCTCGGTGCGCCGCCAGCGCACTGCGAAGGCGCGCTCACCGCCGTTGTGGGCCGGCATCAGCAGCTGGAGCGGCGCGATACGCGGCTGCTCTTCACTGGCCTGGAGCTGCCTCAGCACCTCCAGCGGAACCGGGGCGATGTACGCATTGCCCTCGCGTTGCGTCTGGAGCGTGATGGGTCGCCCGGCCTGGAGGGCGGATTCCTGGACGATGCGAGCGCCGGTCAGACTGGTCTTTACCTGCTGCCCTACCCGCCACGCGGTGAATTCTTCAATCCACTGGAGATCTGCTGGCAATTCGATACCGGCCAGGACGATTCGGCTCATCGGCTACCCCCTGCTCGCACCGATACGCTGCGGCTGCGCGCAACCCGGTCCATGACCAGCGGGGCGACCATGCCGGCCAGACGCTCCGCCTGCTCCCGCTCGGCCGCCGATGCACTGGCGGCCACCGAGCGTGACGGGGCGGTCCACTCGATCCTAAGCACCTGTGCGCCATCCCCGCTGCCACCACTGCCCTTGGTAATGCGCTTGGCATCGGCTTCGGCCTGCAAAGCTGCTTCCTCGCGCGCGGCGTCCAACCGGGCGCGGCGCTCCTCAGCCTCGGCGCGCCGTCGCTCGGCCCGCTTCGATTCAATTTGTTGCTCGATCTGGAGCACCTCTTCCAGCTCACCCTCGCCGACCAGGTCAAAGCGCTGGGCCAGTTCACGTCGCTGTCTGGACAGTTCGTCCATTCCCTTAAGCACCTCCGCTTGCTCCTGCTTGTAGGCCTCCAGCTCCCGCCGTTGGGCCGCCAGGCCGTTCCAGATGTTGGCGAACTGCTGAAGCCCGTTCTTCCCACCCATCTGGCTCAACAGCTCGCGGGTCTTCTCAGAGATCTGTCCCATGTTCATGGAGAAGCCACTGGCCGACGCCGCCGCCATGTTCAAGGTGCCGCTGGCTCCGCCAGCTGCCGCACCAACGGCCGCCACGCTGCTGGCCGCCCCCGCAGCAGCGCTTTGCACCTGCTCCATGGCGGCGGTCGCTTGGGCACCACCGGCCGCCACAGCTTGGCCGGCCGCTGCGCCAGCATTGACTTGGTTGGCCAGCGCCTGGTTGGTGGCATAAGTGGCCCCCTGGACCTCCAGCTGGGATTCCACCTGTTTGCGTTTCCAGTCGTCGCTGTTGGCGACGGCCGAGCGGGCGGTGTTGGCGTATGCGGTAAACGCCCGGCGCACGTCTTCGATACTGGCCTTGCCTTGAGCTGCGCCGCGCCGGATAGCCTCGAAGGCGTCTTTCGCCGCGTCGCGCGCCGCATCCAGAGAGGCCTGCGACTGGATGCCCAGCCTGCCGAACTCATCGTTCAGCGGGTTCATCGCGTTGGTGATCTCGCGCAGACGGGCGTTCAGCGCCGCCGCCGACCGCTCGGCCTGGTCGAATCCGATCTTGCCCTGCTGACCGGCGGCCTGCAGCTGTGCACCCAGCGCTTTGGCCTCATCCAGCGTGGCCACGTTGCCCAGTGCCGCCTTGAAGGCAGTCTCGATCTGGGCGCTGGTAGAGAGAGCGTTTTCCACGACCGTGGCAAAGGCGGCATTGGCGTCGCGCCCGGCCGCGGTGAAGCTCACGCCCATACGCTCGGCCGACACGCCCAGCTTGGCCATGGCCGCCAGAAGCGTCTGTTCCAGCACCACCGAGGTGTTTGCGGCCGCTGAAGGCAGCGATGCGAAGGCGGCCTGTGCGGCGGCTTGGAACCGGGAGAGCTCTTCGCCGCTGAGCTGCTGCAGCGTGGCCATCAGGCCGTCGCGTACGTTGCGCGCCGCGCCCGAACCCTGCTCAGCGATTGAAGCCAGCGCAACGGCGACGTTGCCCAGAGAAGTGGTGTCGCTGTAGTTCAGGCTCTGAAACAGGGTCCCAATCTGGGTAGCGGCAAGCCTTGAATCGTTAGCGATACCCTTGAGCTGCTCCACTACCAACTGAGCGCCAGTGCCAATGCCGCTCCTGAGCGCCTCGCCCGCAACCCGCGCACCGGCCGAAAGAGCCTGATAACCGGTCGCGACCTCGGCCAGTCGAGCTTTGACCCTGTCCAGCTCGTCCAGTTGCTCCTGCGTCGCCAGGCCAAGCTCTTTCTGGGTAAACAGGAAGCCCAGCTGCGCGGTCAGGTACTTTTTGAGGCCATCCAGCCGGCCTTCATAGGACTTTCGCTCCTGCTCCCCCATCGCCGCCACTTCGGCAGACGAACGCACTGAAACATCGCGATATTCTGCAATCGAGACAGCGGCCTTCTTGTATTCCACCCCCTGCAGATACATCTGCTCGCGCATCTGGCGAACCGCTTCGCCGGACTCTTTCATGGCCTGGCTGTTCTTGCCCAGCTCTTCGCCCAGCGCTTCCCCAAGGGCCTGCAAAGTCTTTGTAGCCAGCTCCACGCCCAGCAGCGCCACGGTAATTGGCACGGCGCGGGGCAGCGTGCGCAGAATGTTGCCGAGCGTCAGTGCGCCCCTGCCGGTCGCATCCATCGCCGCCGCGTTGGCCAGCTGCGCCCGGGTTGACGCCATCAAGGCGACGCGCCAGGCGTTCATCTGGACGATGGCACGCACGATGGCAAAGGTCGCAAACGCCTTGCCCATGGTCACCAGCGCACCGCTGTGCTCCACCAGCCATGTGGTCGCCGACCGAGCGGCGTTGGCCATGGTGACGATGGCATCAGCCGTTTGCTTGGCCCAGCGGCTCAGCGTGCCATCCTTTGCCAGCCGGTCGGCCAAGGCAAGCATGTCGGTCAGCTGGGTTTTGAAGTAGTCCAGCACGCCCTGGTCGGCGACTTCCTGCTTCCAGTCTTTGAAGCGCTCGGTAGCGGCCTTCCACAGACCCGCAATGGTGCCCACCTTCGCGGCGGCGGCAGCGCCACCGTAGGACTCGGCCAGCAGGTCAAGGATGATGGCCTGCGCCTCAGCGACCCGGCCGGTCGCCTCCAGTTGGGTGATCAGCTGCTTCTGACTGGCATCCAGCGTGAAGCCCTGTTTGCTCAAGGACTCCATCGCCTTGGACGGCGTCTGCAGGGCTTTGCCCACCACCTCGGCCGACTGCTCCACACTGATGCCCAAGCGCTGGGCCTGGTCGATGGTGATCTGCATCGCCTCCGGGAACTGCTGGCCGACGATGTTCGTGTAGGACAGCAGGCGCACCTGAGCTTTGGAGATCTCGCCGTCGTCGAACAAGCCGCCCTGCAGTTGGCGTCGCATCTGGGCCAGCTGATCGGCGGAGAATTCGCTTTGCCGCCCGGTCGCCGCGAGAGCGGCCTCCAGTTGCGCCAGCTCCTGTTCGGCGTCACTTCCCTCGGTAATGATGCTCTTGATGCCATCGACCAGCTTGGAGAAGCCGACGAAGCCCAGTGCGGTGGCGGCTACCCCCTTGAGCTTGTCCAGAATGGAGCTGGTGGTCGTTGCGGCCACGCCCAGTTCGGCGGTGTCTTTGGCGGCCTGGTTCGCGCGATCGCGGTAAGCCTGGAGCGATTGGGCCGCCGCGGTGCTGGCCTTGGCCTGGGCACGGAAGCCGGCATCGCTCTCTTCGATCTGGGCATCGCGACGCCGGGCCTCTTTGGCCGCCTCGGCCGAAGCCTTGGCTTGTTCAGCAAAGGCCTGCGCGGTACGGGTAGCTTCGGTCCGCAAACGCTGCTGAGCGCCGGCCAGCTGCGTGGTGTCCACGCCCAGTTCGCGAAGTTCCGTATCCGCCTTCGCAACTGCTTCCCACTGCTTGTTCAGGCTGCTCTGAAGCTTGTCACCTTCGGCACGAAGCGCCTTCTGAGCAGCGAGCAATTCCTTTGACGGGCTGACCGTTTCGCCGATCTTGAGGCTCAACTCCAAGGCGGCACGCTGGTTGGCGTTGTATCGCTGCTCCAATTCATCGAGCGTCTGCATCATGCCGGTGAAGGCATCGCTCTTGCCCGCAGTCGCATTAAGCTCGGCTAGCTTGTCTACCAGCTTGGCGGTGTCGGCCCCGACGTCCTCCGTGGCCACGCCCATCTCCACCAGCGCCTGACGCAGTGCGTCCACGCCTTCGGTGCCACTGGTCTCAAGGACCAACCGCAGCGCTTCTTCAAATGCCCCCGAACCTGCCATCAACGTTTCCTCTTACGTGCCAACTTCAGTTGTCGGATCAGCTCGCTGCTGCGGTATTCGTTCATCTGCCGGGCGAGCTTGGCTGCGATCACCTGTCCCTCGCCCATTACCATCTGGAAGGCACTGGCCCCGGTGAGGGTGCGAAGCTTCCGGCGACCGTCGCGCCCGGAAGGCGCAGTGGCATCGCGGGAGAACTGACGCACAACCATTCGGCGTTGGCCACCGATTCGCGCGATGAACGCCGAGGCATAGACCTTCCGCTTGCCCGTCTGGATGTCCGCCGTAGCGCCAGGCGTCTTTCGACCACCCCAGCGACCGCCGAAGCCGATCAGGGGCAGCTTCTTCACCGACGCGTTGAGGGTCAGGTACTCGCCGTTTTGATCCCGCCCCGAATTTACGGTGAAGCGCCCGGTGAGATCTCTCGCCCGGACGTTGTAGACCGCGCGGATGGCCTTCTTCGCTGCCGGCTCGAAGCGCCTGCGCACTGACACGTTCGAGCGCGCGTCGGCCTTTGCGAGAGCGGTCTTGCTGAGCCCGTCGATCTGGGCGGCAAGCCGAGCGAGTGCGCCGGCGTTGACCCGCCCGAAGGTGTCCACCGTACGTGCCATGGTCAGCCCCTCCCCATGCCAAAGAAGGACGGCACCTCGAAAGGTGCCGCCTTTGGCAGACCGAGGGCGGCCTGCGCGATCATCAGCCTGCCTGCTGCTCGTACACCTCGAAGGTGTACAGCGCGGCTTCTTCAGAGCGGAAGATGACCGGGCCGGTCAGGGTGACCTGGATCGGTTCGTCGCTGAACCAGTCAACGTCACCGTCCACGGTCAGATCCACCTGCGGAATGCGCAGCAGGCCGTTCTCGCCACTGATTCGGTCCTGCACGTCGCCCAGGATCATGAACGACTTGTTGGGCACCGCACCGCCGTTGATGGCGGTCTGCAGGTAGCTATCGAAGCTGTACGCAGCGTCCAGCACATCGCCGTGCTCGATCTTGCCGCCGGGCAGCGGGATGAAGATGCCCTGGCGGTTGTCGATCACGTAGTCGGTACCGGCGACCAAGTCCACGTCGCCTTTCTTGAATGCCGGGGCGGGATTGGCCAGCACGAAACGATGCGGCAGCTTGACCGGGGCATCCTTGCTGTGCACGGTCAATACCTGGTCCGTGACCGCGCCCCCTTCGACGGAAGCGGTGACGGCACTGCCGTACAGCATGCGGGCCAGAATCGCCGGGGGGATTTCGAGCGCACCGATACTGACACTGGTGGCACCGGGATTGGCGTCGGTGTGAATGATCTGGTTGTAACGGTCGTCGCGACGCTTGCTCTTGATCTCGGTAGTATCACCGGCCTCGTAGCCGAAGGTGAGCGAACTCTGCTCCAGCGGCTTGTTGCCGAACTTGTCGTCGGGATCGGGAATGACGGCGATGCGCGTTGCGCCGGCACCGAACTCATACAGGCGCAGGTCGCCTGCAAACTTGCGAACTTTGGGCGGGGTAGCCATTGGAGAACTCCTACGGGGTGGTCAGGGGCTGGAAGGTTTCGGTCAGGCCGGCCCGTGCGGTGATCTGAGCGACAACGCTGGAATGGCCGGTGTCATCGGTGACCTCGGCCAGCTGGGATTCGAGTACCTCGAACTTGGTGACCCCGAGCGGCAAGCTGCGAGCGTCAAACGTCAGTACCCGCACCAGGTCATGTCGCGCCCGGTGGACCAGCCGATTAGGCTTTGCTTCACCTTCATTGCGCGGGACGCTGAATTCGATGGTGACTGTCACATCGGAGCTGGCCTGGGTGCGGCCGCCATTGGTGCCGCTGATGCGCTCGACCACGATTGCTGTGGCTGGCTGGTCTATGTCCGCAGGCGCGTCATCGTCGTCCAGCAGAATCAGGCCCAAACCGAGGTCGGTATAGAAGCCGGACGCTACCTGGACCAGGCGCACGCGCTCCGCAATCTTCTCCACGAGCTCCCAGCTGGCCGGCTCTTTCAGCACTTCAGCCATTGCGCACCGTCCAGCGGCTCACCGAGCCGTTATCCGAGATAATCTTTCCGACGACGTAGGTGCTGCCGTCCACCTCGATCTTGCCGCCGGAGGTCGGATTCAGGCCGGGCTGGAGCACGAAGGCGATCTCGGTGCGCCCGGCCATGAACTGGCGCAGCCCGCCGATGGTCTCCACGTCACGGTCGACGTAGACCTGGTACGGCATGGCGACTGAAGCACCGGGCGCGGTGTAGAGGCCGAACTCTGCCATGCCGGCCGCGGCGAAGGCCGCATGCAGGCTCGCGTCAAGATCGGCCTGGAACTCGCGCTGACTCATCGGGCCACCTCGCCCGAGCGCCGGGCGGCGACGGAGAAGCCCAGCGCGAGAGCCAGCACCACGAAGGCGAGGACTTGCAGAGCCAAGGTCACGGCTCACCCCCGCATTGCACGGCGTACGCCTGAAGCGCTCTTACCTGGGCGTCGCACTGGTCGGCGGCTCCAATAATTCGGCCCGCACTTTGATACCGGTCGTCGGCTCGACCATCAGACTGGCTGGCGCTGGCGACGGTCTGGGACAGTGCGGCGGTGTGGACGGCGGCTTGCCAGCGGTCGTGCAGCCGGCGCTGACCATCACGCAGATCAGCAACCACGCGGTCGGATTCAGCTTGCGCATCACTCTTTTCCTTTTCGTAGCGAGCGGCCAAAGCATTGGCCGCCTTCGTGTTAGCTCGCTCGGTCTTGATGACGGCGTCGAGCTGGCCGATCTCGGCCTTGGCGGACGCCAAGGAATCCTCGGCCACCCGGCGATCCGCGACCGCGGCGGTAGCGCTGGCCTCGGACTTCCAGACGGTGCCTCGCTGCCAGGCGACCACGCCCAGCAGCACCAGCACGGCGATTGTCAGGGCGCGGATCATGCCGATACTCCGTCAGCCTCTGGGATGACAGCGCCAAGCCCCCTCAGCACGGACTCCAGCTGGAGGATGCGCATGCGTAGCTTGCTGGCCTCCTCCTGCGCACGCAGCCGCAGATCCACTTCCTGCTGCAACCGTTGATCCTGTGTGGCTAGGCGGTTCTCCAATGCCTCGACGCGCTTGGACAGCCCCTCCACCAGGCCGATGTTGGCGTCTGTCTCGGTTCGTTCCTTGCGGCGCGACAGCAGCGCTCCCCAAGTCTCACGCACGATCCAGAAGGCGACCACGCTGCCCGCCAGCCACCACGGTGCACCTTCGCTGATGTCGGGGCCGGCCATCACTTCAGCGCCTCTTCCACACCCGCGTTGATCACAGCGTCGGACCAGAATAGGCCGCCATTTTCATGGCGGGCAATCGCACGCGCCAGGCGGAACAGGGTCACCTGCTTGGTAAGCGTGATGATCTCGTTGCCACCGACACCGACCTCATCGGCCACGGCGCGGACGTAGGACGCCGTGTTGTTTTCCACCGGCGGAGCCCAGCGATTGATGATCTCCCTCACCGTGCGCAGGCCGTGCTTGCGCTGGTAGGTCAGAAGGGTCTTGGCGAGCGCGCGAAACCCTGCCTGCGGCGTCGTGAACACGCAGAACCGACGCTCCTGCGACATCGCCGAGGCCGAGCGGTCCTCGCCCTGCCAGACCACGTTGGTGCGGTCGATGTTGCCCGGGTTGTTGTTGCGGACGCCGCGCGGCGTGCTGGTGGTGTTCATCGTGTCCCCCTAGACGGTCGTGAAGATCCCGCATCGCCCACGCCATCCCGGCGCATGTGGGCGATGCCGGTCAAAGCGATTACGCGCCGCCAGCCTCGCCGGCTGCAGCCGTACCCGGCGTCAGTCGCACGACGACAGAGGCGGCGTTGGCCTCGGCGGCGTATACGGCGAAGCCGATGTCGCCCACCTGGTCCGCGCCAGCCTCGGCGGCGATGGCCTGTTTCTCGGCTTTGTCCCAGTTAACCTGGGAACCCACAGCGAACACGGCCGAGGCCAGCTTGGGCAGATCGAACGCGCCTTCGACGTGGACTGCGATGACGTCACCGATCTTGCCGTCGGTGACGGCAACGCCGACCAGCTTGCCCTCGATCACCAGCTCACCACTCTTGGTGTCGCTGGTCAGGGTCACATCCAGCACGCGGCCGTCCTGATGTGCGTTCTTCATAGTTCATTCCTCAAATCGACATGGAAGGGGTCAAGCGCGCCACGTACGGGCCGCGCTCGACCGTGTGTTGGATCAGCCCTGCGCCGGCGGCGGATTGCCCGGGTTCTTGTAGATGCCGCGGTAGTCGGCGATAGCCGGGGCAGCGTCCAGCCGAACCTTCCAAGCCACGCCGTCCACCGTGAAGCCCTGCTCCTGCTCCAGGTAAGGCGATTGGTTGCCATCCAGATAGCCCACGACAATGCCGTCCACGAACGCGGGGTTGGCAAGGCCGTACCACGCCTTGGCGTCCTTCTCATCCAGACGGCCGTGGTCCCACACCTCGAAGGTGTTGCGCACGGTATTCGGGTCGCGGTCGCCAGTGCCTTCGCCAACGGCAAACTCGGCGGCGCGCACGGCCCGGGCCTGCAAGCCGAGAGAGACCGGCGTCAGCAAACCCTTCATCGGCACCTGGATCAGGTTGCCGTCCTTGTCCTTCTGCAGCCGCATCGCGGCCTGCATAGCGCCGACGCTGGCGGTGCTGATCAGGCTCGTGGGCAGAAGGTTGCCGTGCTTGGCGCTGAAAAGTCGCTCGCCATCGGCCAGGATCGGATTCTTGTTGATGAGATCAAACACCGCTTTCGCCAGCGTGCGGCGGGCGGCCTGGCCCATCTTGCGTGGCACATCACTGAAGATGCCCAGATCATCATTGATGATCGCCTGACGCGTGATGGTGAACAGCTTGCCGTAGGTGACGATCTTCATCGCCTGCGACTGCTCGCTGAAGGTGCCTTGCTTGTACTCGCCACCCTCAGGAACGATGTCCAGATCCGAGAACGCGCCCAGACCGACCAAGTTGGTCGGCTTGAAGTCAGGAACGTTTACCGGGCGGGTAAACTGATCGAAGTTCTCTTCGGCTTCTTGGTAGCCCTGCAGCACCGCCCGGCGCGAGGCGTCACCCAGCAGCGACGGGAAATCTGACGTGCTATGGGTGAAGGCCAGCCCGACGATCTGCATGCGATCCATTCCCGCCACGTTGGTGCCGGTGGCCTGCACACATGCACGGGCGATCTCGCCCATGGTCATGCCCCGGAACGGGTTGCCGTCGGTGGGCTGCTCCAGTCCTGCGCGGGCCTGAATCGCATTGGACATCGCCGCCCGGGTCAGCTCACGCTGATCGGTGCCGGCGGTGATGGACGCGCCACCGTTGAGCGGAGCAGCATTGCTGGCCAACATCGCCAGGATATGCCGGCCCACCGCGTCGGCGGTGACGTTCGAATCGGCCTGGGCGATCACCCCGTTCACGTATTCGCTGATCTGCGCATTGCCCATGTGGGGCGCTGCCATGGCCTGAATCTGGGTGTTGCGCTCACGCAGCCCGGCCAGGGCTGCCTGGACGGGATCTGGCGCGGTGGCCGCGGGCGGCGCAGGCGATGGGGTGACTGACGACGGGATGACGGCCGCGCCTGCCGGGGTCGCGCTGGGGCGACCGGCGTTGGCGAGGATGTGGCGGTACTGCTGGTTCATGGTGGGATCCTCGATATGGCCGATCACGGCCGACTGGCTGACCTCAGGAAGAGAGGCGAAAACTTGGGGAGAAAGGGAGGCGACGATGTGGCTGCGCAGCTGGGCGGTTACGGAAGCGCCGGCCCCTTCGATGGACTGGAGATAGCCGGCAATGGCAACGGCCGTTGCACCCTGCAGGCGCGCACTGGTCCCCGCGTCGGCTTCGACAACGATGTCGGCCAGCCCGGCTTCCACCGCCTGCGGCCCGGAATACCAATGGTCGACGTCGTCGGTAAGCAGGCGCTCCATCTCTTCACGACGACCAGAACGGGCGGCATACGCTTCCAGCATCGCGGCGGCATGGGCGTCCAGCGCATCGGCGTTTTGGCGGAAGGCCGTGGCGCTGCCGGCAGCGACGGTATGCGGGGCGTGCACCATCACCAGGGAGCTTGCATAAACCTGACGCACGTCGCCGGCCTGCAAGATCAGCGAGGCGATGGAGGCGGCCTGCCCTTCGACCGTCACAACCTTGTGAGCCGCATGAGCCTTCAGCGCGTTGTGGATGGCCAGGCCATCGGCCACCACGCCACCGACGCTGTTGAGACGAACATGGATGGTGGAGGCGGTGATCTGGCCGATCCGCTCAACTAAATCGCTGGCCGACACCGATTCCTCGAACAGGAACCCGCCGATGGCACCGTAAATCATCACCTCAGCCGTGTCGGCCTCGGCGCGAATCTGATACAGCGCAGGCCCCAGCTCGGGACCATGCCCAGCGTCGGACCTGATGGTGGTGTGGATGGCGGAGGCCAATAGGCATACGCGCATGTTCATTCGCTCCTGGAAAGGTCGTGATGCAGCGAGGCCAGAACCCTGGCCTGCGCCTCAGAGGTCGTGTGGGCAGTGAGCGGCGAAAGATCCTCGTTCTGCTGCTGCCAGTCTTGGCGTTGGCGCAATACTTCGGCAGGGTTGTTGCCGTACTGCAGCGTGTTTTGCTGCGGGGCGACCCAACCGCGGTCCTCTGCCTCGCCGCGTGCGTACGCCTCCTTGAGAGGGTCGATCCACGGCATCACCGGACGTACATACGTGGAGGCCGCCAGGTCACGCAGCGTCCAGCCCCGTGGGAGTTTCACCCGACCGGAAAGAACGCACGCCTGGACAAAACGCATGCGCTGTGGGCGAACGCACAGTGCGATGAATCGCTCAGCCAGCATCAAGTAGCTGCCCCACTTCTCCACCAGCTCCTGACGCTGTGCGGAGTACGTGCCGTTGTAGTCCAGCGAAAGGCTTGAATAGCTAACCCCAATGCCGCCAGCGGCGGCGCGCAGCTGCTCTTTGCGCCAGGTAGCCGCGTTGGGGTTGGGGCGGTCTGTGCCGAGGCTTTCAATCGACTCGCCCGGCAGCAGATCATCAAAGATCGCACCCGGTGCCAGCCGTAGTTCGCGCACCGGCACGCCTTCCTGTATCAAAGCACTGCCGCCGAGGTCCCCGCCGTAGCTCTCACCAGAGCCTTTCTTGATCTGGAAGGTCATAGACGCAGCGACCTTAGCCGCGATACGTTCGGACTCTTCGTAGTCCTTCACGTCCTCAAAACGCGACATTGCACTGGCAAACACGCTGATGCCGCGCACCTGGTGTAGCCGCTTCACCAACGCAATGCGGTGCATGAAATCGGCAGAGACCCGCTTGGTCTCCGTTCGATTCCCGGTCGGGTCGCCCGGATGCTTCTTGAAAACGTGGTACGCAACGGGCTTGCCCCACGCGTTGCGCTCCACGCCTTGGCTGATGTTGCGGGCCGGGTCGTTGAAATCCAAAGGCACCAAGTCGGCTTCCAACATCTCAAAGCTGTATGGCACGACCGAGCCGTGATCAAGGTACGGAACCGGCCCAATGAGATCCTGATAGAACGCATCGCCGTCGCGGAACCAGCTGCGTGCCAGCAGTTGCTGGCACATGCCGTAGTCGTGGGAGCCTGTCACCTCCGGGGCATCCCACCACCCATCCCACAGGTCGTCCAGCTGCAAGGCCAGGTCGCGCTCTATCGACTGGCCCGGCAGCCGTGGAGCCGACAGCACATCAATGCCGGCACCCACGGTGTTCTGTACCAGCACATTGAGAGCGTTGTCAGCCAGATCCAGATCACGCTCAAGGTGGCGGGCCTGGTCACGCAGCTGGCGGGCGTCCATACCGGCAATGGCATTGCCGCTGCCCCAGTCGCGGGCGAGCTTCCGGTTGCGGGACGGACGGGTGACCTCATGCGCACGCGCCAGGACGGGACCGAGCTGCGCACGGGCGGTTACGAGCGCCCGGTCGGCAATGAGTGCAGCCGAGAGCCGTGCCTTCGCGGTAAGCGCGGACGACATCAGGTCGTACCACCGAAATCAGCATTCGCCCAACGAGCGCGACGCCCGCCGTAAGCGGCGCGATCTACCTGCGCCTGCCACTCCTTTCGACCCGCGCGGATCTCAGCCAAGTCTGCCCGCGTCAGCTGTCGCTCACCGAAGCGGTAGCTCTGCCCCAGCAGAACAGCCCGCTCGGCGGCGATGTAGGCATCCAGCATTTCTTGAGCAGTCTTCATGACTGCATATGCTAGGGATCTAGTTGTCCACACCTTTAGCAAACTCGTGGAAGCCCCATTCCGCAAGTTGCTGTTTCCTAAAGCGTCAGAAACTAATTTGTCTCCACTTTTGTCAAGACCTTGGACGCCTGTCTACCTTCTGGCTTTGGAAGGCCGCCCGGGAACAACTCATGCAGCTTGGAGCGGGAAACATCAAACTTTCGCATCACGTGTTTCACGGGAATCCCTTTCGTCAGTGCCGCCCTGATGAGATCGACTGGGTAAACCTTTGGGACTGATGGGAAGTACGGGCGCTCGCCGGCGAAGCATTGCATCACCGAGTCAACAAAAGGGAGCGCCATGCGCTCGCTGATCCCGATGTCGGCCTGCATCGCAGCGAGGATCCGCTCACGCAGCTGGTCTGCGCTTTCACCACGTTTTGCCATTACAGCCCCCATCCGTCACGCCCGAAACCAGCGCTACGCGGCCGCGAAGGTCCGCTACCATCCGCTCGGCGCTGCATCACTGTTTCACGGGAATCCATTGCGCCCCGCCCTTCGCCATGACTTTTCTCGGCACCCGAGTGTGTTCCACGGGAATCCGCACTCCCGCTTGCAACCGTTGCTGCCAACTTCTCCTCCAAAGCGTCCCAGTCGGACTTGGTGAATCGGTGCAACCGCACCTCGGCGTGATGCGCGGCGGCATAGGCGTACACCCAGGTATCGAGCGGCTCATTGCGCGTGACCCGCTTTTCAAATCGGTTCTTGACCGGGTTGTAGACCTCCGACACCAGACCGGGGAAGAAGTCACTTGAGAGCTCATCGCTGAAGCGCACAAGCCGCGCTTCAGCCTGACGCTCGGCATCGGCGGCCAATCGGCTGTACAGATAGTGCTTCGCCGCCACGGTGCCCACGTGATGGATGGTGATGCCGCGCTTGTCAGTGCGCTCCTTCCAGGTCACATCGGCCAGCTTGCCCTTGGACAGGATCGGAGCGTTGTTGGGTACTGCACCGAAGATGCACATCACGCGGGTGATCTTGCGCTGGCGCACGTAGTTCTTCACCGCCTCGGTGCGGTGGCCACCGGCATCGATGGCCGTAGCCGATGGGCGCAGCTGCACCCCATCCTCCCGTTCGATGGAACGGTTGAGCAGATCCGTCAGTGCCACCCACACATCCTCTTCTGCCGGGTCGCCAGCCAGCTCGACATAGTCCAGCGTCCAGGCGGTCATCCCCCGCCCCCACCCGACCACATGAACCGCCAGGCGGTTGTCCTGGGTATCCACGCCCACCGTTATTGCCAGCACGCCGCGCGGCGCGTGCCGCAGCCGGTAACCCTCGGCGCGGTCGGCGATCACGTTGTGTTTGACCGCCCGCATCTTCGGGTCTTCCCACGTCTCGGCCAAACGGTCGTTGACGAAGGTCTTCAGCGACGCCGGATCGTTCTGCGCGTCCAGCCACTCGCGCACCAGGTCGATCCAGCGCGGCCCCAGGCCAAACTGGTAGTACAGGCAGTTGATGTGGTACCCGCGAATGGGCGAGTCCGAATTGGCGGGTACCCAGCGGCCGGCGGCGATCATATCGGCCTTGTGGTGCTCTTCGATGCACGCACCGCACTCGCTGCAGCCGTACCAGGCGTGCTTGGCGTCGGGCGACCAGTGCAGGCCGCTCCATTGCAGATGCTGGAAGTGGCCACAGTGCGGGCACGGCACGTGGTAACGGCGCTGGTCGGATTTCTCGTACAACTTGGAGATGCGGCTCAGCCCAGTGATACCGGGGGTGCTGATGTAGAGCCGCTTGTAGGTGGTCGGGAACGACGAGGTGCGCCCGTCGAGCATCTTCACCGGGTCATCGCCGGTCAGCAGCACCTGCGGGGCCTCATCGATCTCATCCACGACCAGGTTCTTGACCGTGGTGGATTTGAGGCGCTGCGGACTGCCCATGTGTTCCACGTAGAGCTGACCGCCGGCAAAGTCCTTGAAGGTGCGCTGGTTGGAGCTGTCGCGGCTGGCAGTGCTGCTCAGGGCTTTGCGCACTGCCTTGCACACCTCGATCATCGGGTTGAGCTTCTGATTCACCCACTTGCTCATGGATGCCTCGCCCGGCAGCGCGTACATGATCGGGGCCGGGGCGTAGTCCATCCAATAGGCGATGGAGTTGGTGGCGATCTGGCTCTTGCCGAACTGGATCGGGAACATGCAGGCCTGGTCGTGCACCGGGCTGCGCGCGGACATGTTGTCCATCGGCTCGCGCAGCGGCGGGTTGCGGTCGGTCACCCAGCGACCAGCCTTGCTGCTGCCCTTGGTGGACAGACGCATGTGCTCATCGCACCACTGGGAGACGGTCAGCGGGCGGCGCGGCTGCAGAGAGCGGGCGAGCACGGTGTGGATGCGGGCTTGGGCGGTCATTCGGCCACCGCCGATGCTGCGACGCGGAAGCCCCGGCTCATCTCTTCCAGGGCGTGGCTGACCTCGTTCCAGATCAGCTCCCGGCAGCGGGCCTCATCAGCGGTGGCCGCCAGTTGCGGTGCCAGCGTGTCGGCCATACGCTCCAGTTCCACGCGAATCGCCGTGGCTGCCTCGGCCAGCTCGTGCTCGACCTGGGCGGCATCGAGCAGCTTGCCCATGCTGACCTCGTAGTCGCGCGCAGCGGCCTTGGCGTCGATCTCGGCCTTGTCGGCCAGCGCCTTGGCCTTGCGCTTGGCATCGGGCGTAGCGGGCGCGGCGGCACCCTCCCCACTCTCCGCATCGCCATCAGCGTCCACCTCGTCGCCGTCAGCGCTCGCGTCCGTGGTGTCCCCTACCCCCGCCCCTGCCAGCGAAGCGCCCCGCGCCTGAGCGTGGCGAGCGGCCACGGCACTGTAGCTGGGGTCCTGGGTCTG